GTTTGAAACCACGCTACTGCTGGCATCCTATATCCAAAGTCAATACTACAAAAAGTAGGATAGTTCGGATTGTATGGAAAATAACCGACATCTAAATTGCGGTCAAATGGGTAAACTTGACCAGCAAATGTTGTAAATTTTGCGCCATATTCTTGGTCATAAGATTCTTTTGACATATTTCTCTTACGTTCAACAATAAACGAGTCTTCTTGTCCTTCTGGAAAAGCAAATTGATTGTCCCAAGAAGGTGCTTGGTGAGATTCCCATAATTCATCTTTCTGTCCAAGCAAATACATATCATAGAGCCAATTAAAGCCTTCAGGGGTAGAAATAAATATTGCCTTACCCTTTCTGTCTGATAAAGTAGGAGATAAATACATATCCCATATCTTTCTCTTTACTTTGGCGGCTTCATCAATAATAAGCAGATCTAAACCTTCCCCTACCAATGAATCAGGGTTATCTGCCGATTTCCCTTCAACAACTGTTCCCCACTTAAACTTAATGTATCTTTCTTTTTCAGATGCTCTTATAATATCGTTGGAATGTCCAACTACCATCTTTTTCCAAATTTCTCGGAACATTAAGTCTGCTTTGTCGTAAGATAGCCCTACACACCAAATTCTTTTATTCGGCTGTGAGGCAACAAACGTAGCTTCCATAGCAGAACAAGTTGTTTTACCAAACCTTCTACCACATACCATGACAAAAAACCGAGCCGTATCTTTAGTTGGGTAATGCAATTTTTCTTGACCTTTGTGAGGTTTATACCCCATATAATCAAACCAAGACTTCTTAAAATCCAGCTCTTCTTTTAAATTATTTTTCATTAATTGTTGTAATTGACAACTGACATAATATAAGTTATGGCGAAAGATAAATACAAGATATAGTATTTATATTTTTAAAACTAACAATATATAGGAGGGCAGTATGTCCCAAGAAAATCAAGTAGCAAGCGAATCAGTAAGTGAGCAAACTACACAAGAATCACCAACAAGTTCGCCTGATGTTGGCGCATTAATAGCAGAAAGCAAAAAGTATAGAACAAGGGCGCAGGATGCAGAAGCTCGTATAGCAAAAATGGAAAAGACGCTAGCAAAAGCAGAAGAAGCAAAGCTTAAAGAAAAAGAAGACTTTAAAACCCTCTACGAGAAGGTGTCTTCAGAAAACGAGTCTTTGTCATCTGTGGCAAAAAAATGGACTAATTACGAAGAAACAAGACGATCTTCTTTATTAGAAAAGCATCCTGAAAATGAAAGAGAACAATTATCAAGACTCGATTTAGAGACCCTTGAATTTGTTACAGGTAAAATTACAAGCACAAAGCCTAATGCCCCTGAAGTTATAGGAAGAAGCAAGGATATTGTCATGAACAAAGACTGGAAAGACATGACGGATTCTGAAAGAAGAGCTTTCTATGAAAGTAAGGCAAAAGGCAACTAAAAATATTAGGAGAAATAAATGTTTAACTTAACTTTTGAAGGTCAAAAGCCTTGGATTCAGTCTGGCATGGATTTCCATGTTACTTCTAGAATCCAAATGAATTTGGCTGGAACAAACAATGTTGCTCTTGCTGGTGGTTTGCAGGATTCTGATTCTGCTACTGCTACGTTACAAGAGTTTATCCCTGAAGTATGGGGTGCATCAATAATGGATTATATGGAAAAAAATCTAGTTTTTGGTGCTATGGCAAACGACTTATCTGGCTTGGTTTCAGGTGGTGGAGATAGAATACACTTGCCAAGACAAACTGAACTAACTGCATCTGACACTTACGGTGGCGGAACAGTTGCTGTTGAAACTTTGATTGATACAAATTTAGCTTTTGCTAAATCTACTGATGCTGAAGATGCTTATACTTTAGATATTAATCAAGCTATCCACAGCGCAATTTCAATTACTGATGTTGCAAAAGTTCAGTCAGGTTATGATGTAATGAATCTATATACATCTAAACTTGGATATGCTTTGGCTAAAAAAGTAGACCAATACCTAGCTCTTAAAGTGTTTGAAGAAGTTGCTTTCAACTACGCAAACGGAACAAGTGATGGTGATCAGTCTGGAAACACTATTGAGCTAAACACAACTCATGATTCAACAGACATCATTGCCGCAGGTGTTGCTAATATGCTAGAAGCTATTTATACAAATGACTCTGCTGCAAGCGACTACTTTATGGTGCTTACACCAGCAACTTATGGTAGCTTATTCAAATTAGCTGAATTTGCTAAATATGAAGGTACTGGTTTAGCTGGAAACGAAAACCCATTTATCAATGGTTTCGCTGGTCAGTTAGGCGGAGTGCAAGTTATTGTATCTAATAACTTTATGCACTATGGTGCAGGCTCTGCTTCTTCAGCAGCTTCATCTTCACCAGTTGGTAACTTTAGTGCTAACGGAGTTTCAGATGAAAGTGAAAAACTTCTTGGCTACTTAATACATAAAGATGCCATGCACATTGCTTATTCTTCGGGATTGAAAGCAAGAGTGCAAAGTGACTATCATCTACCTTCTCTATCTACAAGATTTGTTGCAGATAGCGTTTATGGTTGTTTAGTTACTGGTACTACTACTGCTGGAAACAAAAAAGTTTTCGCATTAGTGAGCCCAGCTTCATAGTAAGCTATAAATTAAGGGGGCGGGAAACTGCCCCCTTATAAACAGGAGAAAAAATGATTAAAATGGAAAGCCCTAACAGAAAGGGTCAATTTAAAATGTTTAAGCCCGATGACGTACAAGCTGCTAAATCTAATGGTTGGGTAGAAGCCGACAAGCCAAAAGCCAAACCTAAAGCTAAAAAGAAATCTGGCAAATAAATACGAATACTGGACAGAGCAGTATCACATTATGAAAGATATAATAGAACAATTAAAGATTCACGAAGGATATAAGCCTACTGTATATAAATGTACGGCTGGGGTAGACACCATTGGAGTGGGGTTTGCTATTAAAGATTTAAACCTATCTGAAGAAGTATGTGAGTTGATCCTTACTGAAAAATTAGAAGTATTAGAAGAAAGATTTGAAAAGAAATTTGATTGGTTTCAAGAAAGTCCTGTAGAAGTCAGGAATGTTATGCTGAATATGGCATATCAATTAGGCTTTGCAGGATTTTGTAAATTTAAGAAAACCATAGCGTACCTACAAGAAGCAGAGTGGGAAAAAGCCTCGGAAGAGATGCTTGATTCCAAGTGGGCTGTACAGACTCCCAACAGAGCTAAAGAGCTATCCGAAATAATAAAATCTCTTTAGTTGCTTTTTATCTACGCCATAAGGTAAATTATGTCATCTGATGAATACTTAAATAAGGTTCTAGCTTGCCCTAGATGCTACAGTACAGGTCTAACTAAAAGCGGCTTTGATAAATACAAACAAAGATACGATTGCAAGGGCTGTAAATATAGAACCGTTAATCCTATAGAGGATTTAGAGCTTCTCCGAGAGAATGTTAAGTATCGTAAACAGAAGCAGAAAGCCCAAGATGTTACCAGAATAGAAAGAAAGGGCTTTAGAGAACACGCAAGAATTGAGAACGCTGTAGAAGAATACAGCAAAGAATTAAAAAAGCTTTTTGAAAATAATAGACTACATAAGCTCACTAAAAGTCATAAGATTAGTAAAAGGGCGGTTGGGGTCATCCAATTTAGTGACGTTCACTTTAATGAATTAGTTGAACTTCAGAACAATAAATATGACTTTAAAGTTGCCTCGCAACGATGCCAATACTTTGTAGATAAGGCATCGGCTTATTTCAAGATTAATGGAGTTAGCCAAGTTGTGGTTGCTTTAACTGGAGATCTAATGAATAGTGACCGAAGGCTGGATGAATTACTTAATCAGGCTTCAAATAGGGCGAAGGCTACCTTTTTAGCAGTCGATATAATGCAGCAAGTCATACTCGACCTAAATAAAAGCTTTAATGTAAGTGTTGCAAGTGTAGTAGGAAATGAAGGGCGTGCCAATAAAGAGTTGGGTTGGTCAAATTCAGTAGCTACAGATAATTATGATTATACTATATTTACTTGTTTGAGGTACCTATTTAAAGAATCAAAGGTACATTTTATAGATGGCGATCCATCTGAAATAGTCATAGATGTAGCAGGACAAAACCTTTTAATGCTTCATGGTCATGGAGCGATAAGTGCAGGCGTAGAAAAGTCTATAAACCAAATATGTGGAAGATACTCTATGAAAGGTATCAGAATAGACTATGTTATATTTGGTCACGTCCATTCAGCTAGAGTAGGGGATTGTTTTGGCAGAAGTTCAAGTATGGTGGGAGCCAACGACTACTCTGAAAAAGCTTTAAACCTCGGTGGAAGAGCAAGTCAGAACGCTTATGTGTTCTATAACAATGGAAATCGAGATGGAATTAAAATAGACTTGCAAAACGTAGATTGTAAGGGTTATAACATTGATAAAACTTTGGAGGCGTACAATGCAAAATCAGCCAAAAAAAGCAAGAAAACTGAAACCATATTCAAGGTGGTCGTATAATACATCCTTAAGTTTTACCTCTCCTTATTATACGGAAGACAGGGATTGCACACCGCCTCCAATATTTTCAGGGAGTATTTATGCTAGATAGTTTAAGAACGGTAACAGCAGGTGCAAGCGGCATGGTTGTTACTTGGATGGAATGGTTGCCTATATTGGTGAGAGTTTTAGTTGGGTTGGCAACATTCGTATATATATGCGCAAAAATTTATAAGTTAATGAAGTAATGAATGAACGAAGAGGAATTACAAAAACAAGCGGAAGGGTTCCTAGGAAACTGGGTATGGCTGTTTGTATCTGGCGTTGCTCTATTATTGTTTAAGTCGACAATAGAAACCGTCGTTGAAGGGCTTAAGGTCTTTCTTGGTAAGGATTTAAATACCGACGATGTGGTTATATTAGATGGTCGCCCTGCAAGAGTTATAAGGGTTGGTTTTTGGAAGACAACATTCTTTGCTTACGATATTGGAACTGCCAATGGAAAGCCGTTTGTAAAAGGTGGAACAAAGATACAGATCCAAAACGATAAGCTCAAAGACCACACGATAGAAAGACCATTACAAATGCTAGACTTGAGCAAGTGGGAAGAGAAGTGATAAGAAGCAGTTTACAAGATAGAAAGCTATTGAAAATGATTAGAAGTGAGCTGGATGTTACGATAAATAGCTTTGGTTTAAAAATAAAAAGGCTTCAAAACGAAGTAAGAAGCCTTCGTGGCAAAGTTAAAAGATTAGAAAATAAAGGAGAATGATATGGACTTTTTAGGACTAGGATTAGGATTAGGCGGTGGTGGGATTTTACTTTTTATATTAAAAAAGATACCAAATGAAAAGATTTGTGCCTTTGTAGAAGGCGGATTTGAAAAGCTTGGTGTTGCTATGACAGCAGGATTAAGCAAGTTTAAATGGACTAAAGGCGTATGGAATAAAACTATAGAGCCTTGGTTTATTGATTTAATAGATAATATATTCGGATCAATGGTTAGAGGTCTGATTAAAGGATTAAAGTCTGACAACTAATGTTACAAAAGCTCGTTATAAATAAGATAATTAATTTACTTTCAAAGAACTTTAAGCTCTTCAAGATAATGAAATATGTTGAGGAGCCTAACGAGCTTGATGTAAAGGTATTAGAGCTAGAAAACAAGATATTAAAGCTAGAGAAGTTCCAGAGCAAAGTAAAGAAGATAGAGAAAAGGCTAGAGATATTTAAAAAATGAAGTCAGTATCAATACAAAGCCTAGACCAGCACTTAAGACCTTTACAGGTAGACGGTGTATCTACAGGAATAGAGTTGTCTACAAAAGGATTGAGAATAACAGCAGGTGATTTAGGGCTTAAAAGTTTGACAGCCGAATCTGCTAGAATTAACGGAGATGTAAATGTTGACGGAAACCTGACTGTAACCGACACAGATACTGGCAAAGGCAATATTGATTTTCCAAACACTCAATCAATAAAGGGTAATGAAAATGCTGGACAGCTTACTGTTGAGTCTGAAGGATTTGTTGTCGACTCTCTGACTTATGGGTCTAATGTTGGGGCTGATAAAGATTCTGGAATAGCCTTGATAGCAACTAGCGGCAAAGATTCTTTTTTATCTTTTTTTGAAGGATCGACTAATAGATGGAGAATAGGTCATGATGCTACTGACAATTCTTTAAAAATTGATTCTGGAGCAGCAGTAGGTGGAAATACTTTTTTTGAATTATCAGCTACAGCACTAACTATTCCAAATGGAGATGTAGTTGTAGGCGATGATGTAAAGTTAAGTGCTACTGGAAAAGTTAGGTTTGATTTTGGAGATTTACTGTCTCACACTTATATACATGAGGCATCTTCTGATGATTTAGAGATTGTAGTAGGTGGTGATACTATGGCTACTTTTGATGAGGCTAATGATAGAATAACTATGGCAGCTACTAAACATACTTCTGCTTTAGCTAATGGTACAGAGTTTAGTGCAACAGATAGTGCTTATGCAGGCATGATATTAGGCTACACTAGGATTTTTAATCTTTCATCTACGATAGGACATAATGTTATAACTGTCAATAATTCATCAATGACAGTTTTGCAAACTTCTCAAGGCACAGATGTAAAAGTTCAATTTATTGTACCACCAAGTGGTAATGTCGAAATAGAGTGTACGTTTTGGTCTTCTTTTTCATCTAGAGGTGCTAAATTTAGTTTGTCAGATAATGCAAGTTATAATGAAATAGCTTTTAATTATACTTACGATGCTGATTGGACTATTTTCAATGATGAAACTGACCACCACATGCACAGGATAGTTTTTGGGGTTTCAGGCTTGACAGCAGGTACGGACACAACATATTTTTTAGCTGGACTGGCTAGCAGTACGTTTGCTTCGATATTACATGGAAAAAACAGGTCTCAAGACGCATATTATCCACCTATAATAATGAAGGCAACTGCTTTGCCTGCAACAATTACAACAGGAGAATAAATGTCTTTTACAAACAAAACAATAGCAAGTACATACGGAGATATACTACAAATAGATAATAGTGGTTCGGGAAGAACTGCAAGTGGCACAGTTGTAAAAGATGGTTTAGGGCAGTCTACTGCTTTGACATTAGGGCAAAACAAGCTTCATGTAAAGCCTTCTTCTGACCAAACAGATTCAGTATTAATAGA